CTATCATGTCGCCACCACCAATTATAACTAGTTCGTCTAGTTTTCTTCCGGTTGCTCTAAGTTCGCTAATTCTTTCTAACGTTAAGTTGAATGCGTTGTTTAGTCTTTCGATTAATGCTAATGTTCCACCGCCTTCACTTTTACCTAACTGCCAGTCAGCCCAGTCGACAACAAAAGTAGAATCTATGGAACCTTTACTTGTTTTGACTGTTGGCGTTGATGAAATGTTTTTAAGTAACTGCACAACATCGATTTCTTCAGACATTAGGTTTGCAACTTTTTTCTTTACACCAAAAAGATATGAATGTTTCCAACGCATCTCTTGGTTATCTCTATCCCAATATTGTTTGTGGCTTTCACGCAAAACTTTATCTATCTCAACTTCATCAGGGTTATGTCCAAACATTTCTAAAACTTTTTCGTGGCTCATGCCACTCAAAGTATTTGGTAGCACACCTGTGTTGAATGTTCCAGAGTTGCCGGTCCATTCAAATGATTGAAATTCTGTTTCAACATATTCTTGTGGAATTGGTTTAAAGTTATTTAAACCCATACACATTTTGCGGTGCTTGTTAACTGTTGTTGCGCCAACACCGATCAGTGGTGCTGCCTTGCGGCTAGATTCTGTTTTTAATATTTGTTCTATCATTTGGTTAGGTAGAAGATCACATAGTTTACAGCTCATCTGTAGCCCATCCTTTCTTTAGTGTCGGCATGTGCCGATTGTTTCTCAAGTAAATTATACCGTGTCTGATCGCGTCGTTTGCGTGTCCTAAGCCAGGCTTATAGAAACCCATCGATTTAAGCCTAGAATCGTCACACAAAGGCTTTTGCTGTGGTTGTTGATATATTATGCTGTTACGTTCTTGTAGGGCCGTTAAAGCCCCTATAATATAGACTGGTGACAGGTCTGGAAACTTAACTGACGGCCTTAAAGTGAAGCTTTCGCATACAACAAAATCCCAATTATAAAAAGATTCAACTCTTTTATACCAAGATATAAAACCATCTAAACCATCTTCTACTTGACCAAAATAAGTTACATTAACATTATTGTTGTCATAATCAATTATAGCAACACCAGTGACACCACCAGGATCTAAACAAAGCATTCTTCTCACTTAGCGTAAACCCTAGCCCTAAGATTCTTAGCCCAAAGCTCTTTCTTTTGAATAGCAAACTCTACATGCTGAAAACATTCAGCAGCAATCTTATCTCTATCGCCCAAAGTGTATCTGCGATAATGCCACTCCAAAGCCTCAATATCTACTTTAACAGAATCAAACCTAGCTTTTTTACTTAACAACTTTTCCATTATCTCCTCCTAAATATTTACTGATAGTAGACTGTGCCACGCCAGTTAACTTTGAAACCATGTTTTGTGAAGTGCCATCAGCAAGAACCGCACGAATAGCCAAATAATTTATTTGACCATTATGCTTAGCATACAGTATCTCACGAATAATTTCAAGCGAATTAGGGTTAACAAAACCACCGGTGCGGGAACTCTTCTTAATATATCTAGCGATAGTTGTATAACCAATTCTTCCACCACAGATCCGTTGAATCTGCCTACAAGAAAAAAGATCAAACTTAGCTAAGTCCTGTATATTAGAAATCAATTCTTGCTTACTTATTAAGTGAGCATTGTTCCTTAACCATATAGCCAAGTTAATTGCTTGTAAAGTTTTTAAAGAATCCATTATCTAGCAACCTCCAAATATGTTCTCATGTTCTCAACCTTAACAAAAATTCTACCCTGCGAACGCAAAGAATCAACCATCTCATCAAACTCACGTTTACGTTTATTACCAAACTTCTTGTAAGCGTCCTCATACTTCATGCGTCCACCCTTAGAAGTTAAAAGCAACTCTAAGTCATCAACTTCTCTCTGCCATTCAGAAGCCGAAATATCTCCAGCCATCCGAATCAAATTGCGGAACCACTGTTCAGCATAAGAAATAGCAATTAAAATGTGACGCAACTCAACAACTTCAGACTTATCATACATCGCTAAAAGAACTGCACACTTCCAAACCGAAAGAGATAGACGCTGACGTGACGGCTCAATCGAATCTTCGTTAGGGTGGCCCTTACTGTAAGTTCCTGTATCCCATTTGAAACTATTAAACCTGGCTAAAGCCTCATCAGTCATACGAACAGGCTTAGGGAAAACTCCACCTTTTTTCTGCCAATACAAAGCACTGTCATAAATTGAACGAACAATCATTTCCATCTCATCATCCTGCCTAGAAACTTCTTGCTCAGCAGACTGTTCAATAGCCTCACTCTCATAAGTTCTCTCTGGAGTGTCAGCAATAACATAAATGAAACGAGCCAAGAAACCACTACGGAAATAATCGACAGTCAAAATCTCTGCAACCTTACTAGTGATACCCATAAGATACATGATAAAGTTTGTTTCAGCACGTTCAGACTGGACAGCCTTAACAGAAGATGAAGCACCAGTAGCACGAATAATAACAGGAACATGCCCATCATAAAGTTCTGTAAACTGATCCGCGGCTGCAGCCATATATGTTTTAGTCACAAACTCTTTAAACATACCCTGAACCTCATCACGATGGAACAAAGAAGTTAATTTATCTCTACCAGACAAATGCTTAACCAAAGCTTCAGCAGTCACGTTAGAACCAATATCAATCTGATATCCACAGAACCTTTCAAAAGATCTTAACATGCGCAACATCAACTGTCGGCTAGTCGACTTACGAGAAAGAGTTGTTTCGCCCAAAAGCATAAACCAAAGGTTCAAACCAAGTTTGCCATACTTAGGTGTAGCGTAACCAATATCAGAAAAACATGCAGACAGCAAAGTAAAAGCACTAGCAATCTGATATTCGACAGCACCATCAGTTTTCTTTTTAGCCCAATTAACATAAAGGTCAATAAAAGTTTTATGGTTAGCAACAACTTCACGCTCAGGGTCACTAAGCAAAGAAATGCTCATGTCTTCCGGTTCAGATTCAACTTCTTGTTCAGCAACAACCTGCACTTCAATGCTTGGAGTTTCAAATGTTTGTTGTGCACGTAAAACTTCACGCCACAAATCACCGTCAGGATCAGAACGCTTAGGTTTATCTGGACGTAAATACTTATTACATCTTGCACTCTTAGCAACAGAAAAAACTTCTTCAGCAGTTAAACCTTGACGGAACAACTCTAACTCAAGTTTCCAAAGCATACGACTATAATCTGCGTTAGGCCCAGGAATATCACTGAACAAAGAAAGAATCTCAGGGTTACTTTTAATCTTCATCAACACACTATAAACCTCTGGAGTTACCTCAGGTTTAGGTAGCGACTCAAAATTTAGAACACGTTCAACCTCAACGTCAGAATAAGTTTTCTCAATCTCTTCAATCGTATAAACCAAACCTGTAGTTGTTGCAGACACTTCCTGAAAGTCACCATACTTAGTGTTTTTGCTTTTAGTGACACGCAAAAGCTTTGTCGGATTCCAGCCAGAAAGATCACAGCCCTGCTCCTTGTGTGCGTAAGCGACACGCTTAGCAGCCATCGCAACACGATGAGGGTCAGCCTCTTTATCTAAAACCCAGTAAGCATGCCAGCGACCATCAGAAGTTTGCACAGAAACAGATGGGGTTAACCTAAAGTTTTTAGGGTCACAAGTGTCAGCGTCAGCATAAACAACAGAAACACCTTTAGCGTTCTCACGAATGCGTCTTGTCTCATGGAAAAGAATAGGAGAAAAATAAACGTCATGAGTTGACTTCAATTCAGCATAAGAAGTCATCTCATCTAACTCGTCAGGATAACTAAAAAACTTTTGTATAGTTGGCTGGCCAGAGTTATCTTTAGTTACGATGGTTGCATAGCCTGCACCAGAACCTAAAACTAATTCAAGAAAATCTTTTATCTCCATATAACCTCCAATTTTATCCTTTTAAAATTGTGCCCCGGTCGAGAATCGAACTCAAACTATATCGGTAAAAGGAGTGAAAAACCGATAAAACACCAGTGGGGGCTTGTGGGCCGAGTTTAAGTCCCGACCCAAGACTGCCCATTATCTTACCAGACAGAGCCATCAACAGGTGTAGCACCCATTGATTTTAGCACGGCATCAACATTGCCATTTGTTGCGGCAGTGAAGCCACCAACATTGTTTTCGTCGTCACCAGTTTGACCATTAGCGACAACAGTAACCTTAGCGCCAACAGGCTGTCCAAGAAGATCCTTAATTTCAGGAACCTGGAAATTGCCGGCCTTAAGGTCATAGCCTAGAGCAGTAAAGAAAGCCTGTGTCTTCCAAAACGCCTTACCAGTGTAAAGTGGAATATAAGTGAATAGACGACGGTTTTCATATTGTCCACCAGAAACACGCAACTGAACTTTTAGTTGTGGCTTACCAGCGTTTTCACCGCTCTTAACCTCAACCTGCTCAGCAGAATAAATAGTTGTAGCATAAGTGCCTTTTGGTAGTGGATCATAAGACCCAGAGTTATCGTTAGACTGTAAGTCTGAATTTGAAATGTTAATAATTGTCATTATTTTTTACCTCCAAGTGATTTAATTTCATCGATGATTTTTTTGATACTAGGTGCATACATTTTTGCTGGCAATCCAAAACGATTACCGGTCACAAGCCTGTCTGACGAATGCAAGTATAACACACGTTCTACTCCACCCTCAGTTTTTTCGCTAGTCATATATCCAATGATATCTGGAATAGCAGGCAAAGTGCCCTTAGATGAACCAGGGAGCATTGGAATAGTTTTCACTGCCCCAGTGTTCTCATCTTTTTCATCCTGTGCATGCGTAACAATAATTGAAAGGAAAGGCGCACCATGGAATGCACGAATAAAATCATTCGTCCAATTCTTTAGGTCACCCCACCTACCGAACTTATTGTTTTTATTCTCCGGCTTTTCACCGAAAAACTTTTCAGCCCTATCCATAGCGACACCAAGAGTATCGACAATAACTGTCTTATACTTGTGTTGCTGTGAAGTTAGTGCTGTGATAACAGACTGGAACTTTTCATGTGTATCAGCCTCAATGACATCAACATCTTTCCAATCTCGAGCAATAGCAGAAGAACCACCCTCAGTGTCAATGATCAACACTGGAGAAAGCTCCGCCAGTTCTGCCGCAGATGCAGCAAACCAAGACTTACCACGCTTAGGGTCACCATAAACTAAAATAGTTTTAGGTGTGTTTAAGGCCTCAGCCTTTTTGATAGCCGACTCAAACGGCAATGATGGGAAATTACTCATTTTACCTCCTTAAGGTCTAGATTTAGAGTATACCATAAAGAACAGACAAATGTCAATTCTCTTCAGAATATTTTTTTAAAAGAAAATATCCTTGGATAGCGTTCTTGGTTTGCCACAAAGAAAACAAAATAATGCCGGCACCAAGAACCCAAATGAACTGTCGCTTAGTGTCGCCGACAAGATCAAAAGCAAGAGAAACAAAAATTGAACCAATAAAAATTCTACTTAAAATTCCTGGAACAATTTTAAACCAAAAAATTCTTTTTAAATCTAAGATATCCATTTAGCCCTCTAATACTTTACAGTTGAAACATTCTGGATCACGTTCAAACTCTTCCAAGTTCTTACCCTGACGAGAAACCTCATCCCAAATACGTTCTAACCGGTCCCACATAGACTGTGCAAAGTCAGCGTCGTAAGGGAAAGTGTAACTCCAAATATCTGGATCATAAGTTCCATCACGATTAATAAACACCAGTGAACAGCCATCAACCTCTATGCCAGATTTATTTAAACCATAAGCATAAATCTGTGCTTGAGCAAAATACTTTTTCAAAGAATACAAAGCCTCCTTAGCAGCCTGCGTATCCTTAGCAATACCATCAATGACTGCCTGAAGTTGCTTAGACTTATCACGCTTACTTGTCTTCCAGTCAATCAAATGCTTGCCATCAACAAGCACAAGGTCAGGTTTGGATTTAATTACACCATAACCCTCAAGTTCACCAATAGTTATAGTTTCCTCAATTCTTGCAGAACCAAACTCCGGAAACTCTTCCAAATTAATTTGTGGAATACGCGCCTCAAGGAACTCATGTGTAGCAGTCCCAATCTTTGCACCCAAAAAATATTTAAACTCACCAGGCTCACCACCCAAAAGTTTCTTAGCCAAATGGTATTCACATGGATCAGAAAAATCTGATGCACCCACCTTGCTTTGTTTATCTCTATCAGACTCTATCTTAAACAAACCTAAAGTCATTTCTTTTATTCTTGAATCAGCAATCAATTTATTTCCTCCTCGATATCAAAAAGTTCGTCAGCATTAACATTAAAATTAACGCCACCCCAAACTCCATATTCTTCTCCATTTGCCACAGCAAAGTCGTAGCAATCTTTTAACAAAGGACAACCATAGCACAGTTCTTCACATTCGTCAACTGTTAACTGCCGGTAAATTCCTTTTCCATTCTCATCATCAAAAACACCGTAACCAGTGTAATCCATGTAAAAGAACGGATTTTTATAGCATTTTGCTTTATCCTTAAAAAGCTTATCATACAAAGGTTCAAGCCCAGGTTTAATGTGCATTGCAAGGTAATCAAAATTACCTACATTACGCCCATTATTATTTTTATAAGGCTTGACCTTTTTAGGCCTACCTATAGCCATTAATCTCTCTTCTCAAACGCAAGCCTAGTGATCTCTTCGCTCGCAAGAAGAACCGCGACAGGAGCACTAGCAGTAATAAGCACGCCAATCCAAGCCCTAAAATCAGTGAGACTACCACCCCAAAAGGAAAGAGTATGACTAACGTTAGCCACCACAGAAATAAGTGCAAACCCCGATAAACCAAGAATAGTCCTCCAAACTGACTCGCCTCTAGCCTTAAAAACAATCAACGAAATAGTGTATGCAAGTATAGCCGCATCAATAAACAAAGCAGGAAGCCATTGTAACACGGTAGGCAAACCAGTCCAAGCGGAAACCTCATAAATACCACTAAAAGAAACTGCAAAAGAAGAAACCATCAACAAAGAAACCAAAGCAACCGCAGTAACCAAAACCGGTTTAGCGTCAGGATTCAATCTAGGAGAAAGTTTCTCTAAAACTATTGTATCTTTAACCACTGACATTTCTTTACCACCATTCTCAAACTCATGTTTGATCTCATTGTATGCCGGTTCAAAACCGGAAACTTCATTTCTTTCCATTTAACACATCCTTTAATCTTTCTAAAATTTCGTAAGGCAACGGATGCCCAACTTGATAATAAAACTCAACCATATCCCTGGCCTCTTTAAGAATAAGTTTATCACGTTCAACCTCAACATGTTTAGCATACTCTAAAGCAGAATAAGTTGGAGGGTTCAACATTTTATCTATCCTCCACTGATTATACTCCTCAATTTGCTTAATGTCAACTTGAGATTGAAAAGATTCAATCTCACCTGTAACCTCATTTACAATTTCATATTCATCCATTAATATCTAGTCCTCTCAAAATATCTTCAGTTAACAACAATTTTAAAGCAAGTTCAGCCTGTTGCGGCACAACACCATTACCGGCCATCTTAAGTTCAGCGGTCCTGGATAAACCAGAGTCAGTGATCCAGCCAGCAGGAAGACCCATCATCCACTCTGTAAACTCACTAGAAAGTCTGTGAGAATTATTTTTTCCGTCAGATTTAGTGGCGGCAGGGGCCGGTTGGCCGGAAATTTTTTCCCAAAATTTTACAGATTTTTCAAATTTTCCCCAACTAGTTTCAGTGATTTCACCAGAGTTCATTACAGCCCTACCAACAGTATCAACACTAACCTTACCATTTCTAATCAAAGCAGCCTGCCCATCTTTATAGTCCCTAACAATAGGGGTGGGCAACAATGAAAATTCTGAAACGTTGATGTGGGGCTCCGGCCTCTGAAGCAGGTAAGCCACACCATCTTGCATCATACCCCAAGTCGGCCAAGTCCCCAAGAACAGCTCCGAGTGCCCGCAAAACAGATTCTGGTTCTCTTTCTCCCATACACGTCGAACAGTGTTCCACTGTGCTATTTGCTTTACCACTAAGTAATCCTCTAACATTTTCTATAACCACCAATCTAGGTCTAATCTCCTCGATGGCGCGAGCAAACTCAGACCAAAGCCCGCTGCGTGTCCCATCACTCATGCCGGCACGACGGCCAGCCAAACTAACATCTTGGCAAGGAAAACCACCAGTCAAAATATCGACCTTTTCAACCTTACTAAAATCAACCATACTAACATCTCTATAATTTGGCACACCAGGCCAATGCTTATCCAACACAACAGATGGTGCGTCATCCCACTCACAATGCCAAACAACCTTACCACCAAGCACTGACATTACACCAAGATCAAGGCCACCATAACCAGAGAAAAGACTACCAATCTTTAACTCACTCATCGTCCCTCCGATCAACTATCTTAGCCATAAAAACAAGCAAAGCCAAACCAGCAACAACCATTAAACTATTTAAAACAATCCACCACATCAATACCATCCTTTAATTTTAAAAGCAGACCAAGCGCTACAAGGTGTCCCATAAGTTCGCTTAACATACTTTAAACCCCAATCAACCTGAAGTTTAGCGCTCTGCCGCCAATACCTACCCTCAGTTGCCAACTTAGTAGCAGGCCAAGCCTGAGGAATACCATAAGCACCAGAATCCTTATTCTTAGACCACCAACTCCAATTCGATTCCTTAACCCAAAGAGAATTCAAACAAGCAAACTGAGTTGAACCCCAACCATATTTATGTAAAGCAGAATACTTGCCGTAACGTTTAGCGTCCACAGGACGATTATATTTCTTCAGATCTTTCAAAATAATTTTATCTATAAAAGTAACCTTAACCACATTAGGGTCAGACCAAACCGGAACAATAACCTTATCTGGCTGGCCACCATAATTTAGGCTACAAAAAATTAATGCACAAACAGCAGTTTTACTAAACAAGCGGACCTCCTTTAATGTCAACTTCAATACTAGCAAGTTTAGCAGACAAAAGAGAATTATTCAACTCCTTAGCCAACTTTTTTTCCTCAGCAATAACCCGCAAAATACGGTCACGCTCCATCAACATACCGACACGCAAAATCTCACGTTGCCCATCACTCATCATTTGAATATCATGTTTAGCCAACATTCATCTCCCTACTCCGCAAACTAGCATTCATCTCTAACTGTTTCTGAACCAACCTAGACAACTGGCCCTCATCATAAGTATCCTCAGCAATGATCTCATAAGAAATCACAGACCTCTTCTGACCCTGGCGGTCCAAACGGCCAGCAGCCTGCTCATTCAAAATCCGGTTATCATCCTTAGACAACCAAACCACAGTAGAACAAGCCTCCTGTAAACCATCAGTGCCCTCACCAATAGCCGCAATCACAGCCACAATAAACTGAATCTCACCAGAAATAAACTCCTCCAAATAAATATCCCTATTCCTTTGAGGAACAGCCCCAGACCACTCCACAGCCCTAAAACCAGCATTACCCAACCTGTGTGCAGTAATCCTAGCAAACTTTTGGCTATGTGTCAAAATCAACATTTGCTCACCCTTAGGGCTATCAGAAATAATCTCAAACAACTCATCAAGTTTAGAAGACTTACAATCATCATCAAAATCCACTGTGCCATCATCACGCAAAACAGGCACACCCAAAGTTATTTGACGCAACCTTACACGCATAGCAACAGGAACCTCAACAACAAGCGGATTCTCATCAAGCCAAACCAACAAATCCTTTTCAAGTTTCTTATAAATACGTTTCTGTTCAGCAGACAACTGCACTGTCCGTTGCTCCACAGACACCGGCGGAAGTTGCGAATCAATACCATCAGGATGATCAACACAACACTTATCGCGCTTCAAATGCCTCACATAGCAAGGAATACTAGAAACAATACCGCCAGGTTCACGCTCCAAATCAGGAACCCTACCAGCAAAAAAATCTTCCTTACACAACATATATTTATCAACCCAAGCCCAATAAGATCTGCCAGCAACATCAGGATAAACCCAACGCAACACACTCCAAAAACCATCAACCCTATTACCAGCAATAGTGCCAGACATCGCTAAACGGGCAGAAGCCTTTAAAGTATGCAAAGCAGAAGCAGTCTTACTTTTCCGGTTAGAAGCCCTATGAGCCTCATCAAAAACAGCGAAATCAACATTAAAACCAGCCCAATGGAACTGCCTAAAATATTCTGGACTAACAATATACCAGCCAGCAACACCAGACCACAAACCATTATAAGCAGACCTACCAGCCACACTAGAATTCAAATAAAAAATCTTTGCGTCAGAAACCTGCCTTAAAATGGTTCTCTCCCAAGCACGACGATGAGTTCCCTTAGGTGCAATAACCAAAACAGTCTTAGCGTTAATCCTTTTAGCAACCTCAACAGCGATCAAAGTTTTACCGCCACCAACCTGAGTAGCAACAATACCAGTGCCGCCACACTCAACTAAACGAGAAATATCAGACTCCTGATAAGGATAAGGGGTGAGCATATCATTCATACAATTCACTCCAATCAACATCAGGAAAATGCTCCATAAGCAGGCGAATCAAATCCTCCACACTATCAGTCAAAATAGCGGTCGACTCCTCATACATAAAAA